CGATAAAATCGTGCGGCTTAACGCTGTGTCTGACCTTTTTGCGTCGGGTACGGTCTGGGCCCCAGACACGCGCTGGGCCCGTGAGGTGATTGAGGAAGTTGCATCGTTCCCCAACGGAGAGAACGACGACTACGTTGACACCACCTCGCAAGCGCTGTTACGCTTCCGAAAGGGCGGGTTCATCCCCCTTGACTCGGACGAGCAAGAAGACCGGACATTTCGACGCCGCAGAGCGGCGTACTACTAGGAACACACATGGCGACGAACATTGACAAAGCCCTTTTCCAGCAGCCCATGGGCATCGACGAGGCAAGCTATACGGAAGAACCGATCGAGATTGAGATCATCGACCCCGAAGCGGTGCACATCGACATGGGCGACGTGGAGATCGACATTGAGAAAGCCGAGCCCAGCATTGACGACTTCGACGCCAACTTGGCCGAGTACCTGTCCGAGGGTGAGCTGTCGTCCATGGTCAACGACCTTGACGGCGACATCGACAACGATCGTAACTCCCGCAAAGAGTGGGAGAAAGCCTACGTCACCGGCTTGAAACTGCTGGGTCTGCAGATCGAGGAGCGCACCGAGCCGTGGGACGGCGCGTCTGGCGTGTTCCATCCGATGATCACCGAGGCTGTTGTCAGGTTCCAGTCAGAAACCATCACTGAGACCTTCCCTGCGCAGGGCCCAGTGCGTACAAAAATCGTGGGCAAAGAGACCCCCGAGAAGAAAGACGCCGCGCAGCGGGTGCAAGAAGATATGAATTTCCAGCTGACTGAGGTCATGCAGGAGTTCCGCCCAGAGCACGAGCGCATGCTGTGGAGCCTCCCGGCCACCGGCTCGGCATTCAAGAAGGTCTACTTCGACCCCAACATCGGCCGTCAAACGTCTGTGTTTATTCCTGCCGAAGACATCTTGCTGCCCTACGGCACCTCGGACATCCAGAGCTGCTACCGTGTCACGCACGTCATGCGCAAGACCGAGAACGAGATCAAGAAGCTCCAGCAAGCAGGCTTTTACCGCGACGTGGACATCGGCTCTCCGGACAAGCACATCGACGAGATCAACAAGGCCAAGGACAAAGAGACCGGCTTTGCTGACCTGAACGACGATCGCTACACGCTGTATGAGTCCCATGTTGAGTTGATTGTCAAAGGCGACCCACGGGCCGAAGCGGATGAAGACGGGGAAGAAGTCAAGATCGCTTTGCCCTACGTGATGACGTATATCCGCGGCAACAACACCGTGCTGGCCCTGCGCCGCAACTGGGAAGAAGAAGACGACCTTCACTTGAAGCGCCAGCACTTCGTGCACTACCAGTACATCCCCGGCTTTGGTGCGTATGGCTTCGGTCTGTTCCACCTGATCGGTGGGTTTGCCAACTCGGCAACCAGTTTGATGCGTCAGTTGATCGACGCCGGTACGCTGAGCAACCTGCCCGGTGGTTTGAAGTCCCGTGGTCTGCGGATCAAGGGCGACGACACCCCAATCGCTCCGGGCGAGTGGCGCGATGTGGACGTGGGCTCCGGCGCGATCCGCGACAACATCCTGCCCCTGCCGTACAAAGACCCAAGCCAGACGCTGTATCAGTTGCTGAACACCGTGGTGGAAGAGGGTCGCCGGTTTGCCGCAACCGCAGACATGAAGATCAGCGACATGGGTGCCAACGCACCGGTCGGCTCGACACTGGCGTTGCTGGAGCGCCAGCTCAAAGTCATGACGGCTGTTCAGGCTCGTGTGCACTTCACCTTGAAGCAAGAGCTGCAGCTGCTGGCTGCCATCATCCGCGACTACACGGACGACGAGTACACCTACGAGCCGGACGGCGAAGAAGGCCCCCGCGCCAAGCGTAGCGACTACCGCCACGTTGACATCATGCCGGTGAGTGACCCCAATGCGGCCACATTGAGCCAGCGCGTGGTGCAGTACCAAGCGGTGATCCAGCTGGCGCAGTCTGCTCCTGACATCTACGACCTGCCCAAGTTGCACCGGGGCATGCTGGAGGTGTTGGGTATCAAGCACGCCGACAAGCTCGTGCCGCTGGAGGAAGACCAAAAGCCAACCGACCCCGTGTCGGAGAACATGAATGCACTTAAGGGTAAACCCGTAAAAGCGTTCCAGTACCAAGACCATCAGGCGCACATCCAAGTGCACACGATGGCCATGCAGGACCCCATCATCGCGCAGTTGATTGGCCAAAACCCCCGGGCCCCACAGATCATGGCAGCCATGCAAGCTCACATTGCCGAGCACGTTGGTTTTGCCTATCGCCAGAAGATCGAGCAACAGTTGGGCATGCCCTTGCCGCCCGAAGGCGAGCAGTTGCCACCGCAAATCGAGATTGCTTTGTCGGGGATGATGGCCCAAGCCGCGCAGCAAGTGCTGCAGCAAAGTCAAGCACAAGCCTCTCAGCAGCAAGCCCAACAGCAAGCACAAGACCCTGTGGTGCAGATGCAGCAGCAAGAACTCCAGATCAAGCAAGGCGAGTTGGCGCTCAAAGAGAAGAAGCTGCAGATTGATGCTTCGACCAAGGCCGATGAGCTGGAGCTGAAGAAAGCCGCGCTGGAGGGCAAGATGGAGCTGGACGGCTTCAAGGCTGGCCAGCAAGCTCAGCAGGCAGAGAAGAAACTGCAGGCAGAGCAAGAGCGCGAAGGTGTCCGCATCGGAGTGGACATCGCCAAAAGCAAGCAGCAACCCGTAAACCAAACGAAAGGTCCTAGTAACCGATGATCTCCGAATTCGCACGCGTATTGCGCGAAAAATTACGCACCGACATGAACAACTACGCCGATGACTTGGCGGGTGGTGCATGTCGCTCTTTCGACGATTACCAAAAACTCTGTGGGGTGATTCAAGGCCTAGCTACCGCAGAGCGTCACCTCCTCGACCTTGTAGAGAAAGTAGAGCAATCAGATGAGTGAAATCATTCTGCCTCCGGGCATCACACTGCCCAAACACATCCAACCCCTTGACGCCCCAGAGGCTGATGCGGGAGACGAAACAAAAGCATCCGCGCTACCTATCCCCACGGGATACAAGCTGCTGTGCATCGTGCCAGAGGTCGATGAAAAGATCGCCGGTACGAGCCTCGACCTTGTTCGAGATGCTGCGACCCTGAGAGCTGAAGAGCACGCCACCACGGTGTTGTTCGTGATGCGGGTCGGACCAGACGCTTACAAAGACACGGCCAAGTTCCCCTCGGGCGCATGGTGCAAGGAAGGTGACTTTGTACTCGTGCGCACCTACACAGGTACGCGTTTCAAGGTGTTTGGTAAAGAGTTCAGGGTTCTGAACGACGACCAAATTGAATGTGTTGTGCAAGACCCACGCGGCTATACCCGCGCATAAGGAGCAGAAATGAGTGAGTTCAAATTCCCGGACGAACTTGAAGACGACAACGTCCAAGTAAACGTCTCAACTGACAACGATGTCGAAATCGAGATCGTTGACGACACCCCCGAGAAAGACCGGGGCCGCAAACCCTTGGACCGCGAAGTGGCTGATCCCACGGACGACGAGATCGAGAGCTACTCTGACGGCGTGAAAAAGCGCATCAAGGAGTTGACTCATGCGCGTCACGACGAGCGCCGGGCCAAAGAGTCCCTCCTGCGCGAGAAGCAGGAGCTGGAACGCCTTGCACAGCACATGGTGGCGGAGAACAATCGCCTCAAGCAGTACGTCAACTCGGGCACGGAGCAGTACGCTGCATCCCAGCTGTCACTGGCCGAGACTGAGGTGGAGAAAGCCAAGCGTCAGCTCAAGGAAGCGACCGAAGCGTTTGACACCGACGGCGTCATTGCGGCACAAGATGCCTTGATGGATGCCAAGATGAAGGTACAGGCTGCAAGAAATTTTAAACCTGCCCCTTTACAGATGGAAGAAACTGAGGTACAAACTCAGCAAACGCAAGTACCACGTCAAGAACTGGACGATAAAACTGTTCGCTGGCAGGCAAAAAACCAGTGGTTCGGTTCGGCGGGGTACGAGGAAGTCACCAGCTTTGCACTAGGGCTGCACCAAAAACTAGTCAACTCCGGGGTTGATCCCCGCTCTGACGAATACTTCGAGCGCATTGATGCTCGCATGAAGTCGACGTTCCCCGAAGTTTTCGGTAAGGACGAAGACAAGCCAAAATCCGGCGACAGCTCCAAGCGACCTACCTCGGTTGTGGCTCCGGCGACTCGTTCGACTGGTGCACGCAAAGTCCAGTTGACTCCCACGCAGGTTGCGTTGGCGAAAAAATATGGATTAACCCCGCAGCAATACGCTGCTGAAGTAGCAAAACTGGAGAAATCGAATGGCTGAAACAATTAACCGGAACCCACGTACCCTTGAGGCACGCGACAAAACGACTCGTTATGTGTATACACCTGCGAGTGCACTGCCTGATCCAACCCCTGAACCCGGTATGGTGTATCGCTGGATTGCGACTCACGTACTTGGCGAGGCCCAAAACACGAACGTGTCTACCAAGATGCGCGAAGGTTGGGAACCGGTCAAAGCAGTAGACCATCCGGAACTGATGCTGGAGGGTAATGCTAAAACTGGCAACGTCGAACTCGGCGGTCTCATGCTCTGCAAGATGCCCCGCGAACGTGCGCAAGCCCGTGATGAGTATTACGCTAAACAAGCGCAGGCCCAGATGGAATCTGTTGATAACAGTTTCATGCGAAACAATGACTCGCGGATGCCTCTGTTTGCGGAACGTAAGTCCACAACCAGTCGCGGAAGCGGTTTTGGTTCTGGTTCAAAGTAACAAGGAGTCCTTAAATGGCAACTACAGCTTCCCCCTACGGGCTGCGCCCCGTAAATCGTATCGACGGCATGGCATATGCTGGCGCTACTTCACAGTTTCTGATCGACCCCGCTGGCGAAGCGACTAACCTGTTTTACGGTCAAGTCGTTATCATCGGTGCCGACGGTTACATCGCTCTGTCCACCGCCACTGGCGCTGACTTGACTACCAACAACCTCGGCGGCTCCGGCCTCGGCGCTATTGGTGTGTTCGTTGGTTGCTCGTACATCAACGCACAAGGTCAGCAAATCTACGGCCAGTACTACCCCTCCGGCACAACCGGCGTGGTGACTGCATACGTGGTGACTGACGACAGCGTGACTTTCCAAGCTCAGCTGGACGGCGTTGCTGACCAGTCCGATCTCGGTGCAAACACTTTCTTCGCAGCCGTTCAGAGCACCAGCACGGGTTCTACCCAGACTGGCAACTCGACCAGCGCGTTGGAGTCCACCACTCAGACCGCCGCTGCCGCGTTCAAAATCATCGGCTTTGCATCCCCTGTGACTGACGCTTTCCCAGACGTTCTGGTGAAGTTCAATCCGGGCGCACACGCCTTCTCTAACGCCACCGGCATCTAAGGAGTAACTCACCATGGCTATTTCACGCGCACAACTGCTCAAAGAGCTGCTCCCCGGTCTGAACGCCTTGTTCGGTTTGGAATATGCACGCTA